CCCGAGGGTAGGCGGCATGGGGGGGCCCATGCCTGGGCTGACGCCTGTCAGTCCCCTCCCAGGGTTGCAGAAACGAAGACACTGCGACCTGGATTACCTCTACTCCAGAGGTCTCCATATTCCATTTGGAATCAGTTCTCGAGGGAATCCCGAAACTTTCAGCAATAGCTGTCTGTTATGAGGCGCGTCCGGGTACGCAAGTACCTGGACTTCCCGTTTGAACTTCCTCCCTTCGCGGAATATGGAGGTTTGCAGCGAAGGATCGAAAGGTCCCAAAACCAAAGGAAAGTTTTGGGCCTTTCGCAAACTCTCTAAAGGGTGCTGGCTGATTGGAGCGTTAGGATAGGTGGACAAGATCCGTTTCCGAAGTTTCACTACTTCACGGCCGACTTGTCCCACAGACCTTGATTTCGATTGGGTCTTAGGGATTGGTGGAAGGACCCCCATTGCCCGCAAGGAAGACTCTAAAAGAGCGCATTCTTTGCGAAGGTACTGCTCAGCGTCACCGCTATGTACTTTCCACACCGGTAAACCGGGTAGAGCCGTACACGGCTCCGAAAGCCCTACCGAAGCAATGGGGGCAGAATCCTCCAACAATCCCAATACCAGGTCATCTACCTCCCGGTAGTTGGGTTGGTATGGAGCCCCAAGAGCTGCGGCGAGGATGGATCCATGGGACATAGCCGCACCACGCAAGTGGTTGCCGGCAGCGAGAATGGAAGCAGCCCGTTTAGAAACGGAAAGCATACACCCACGTGCCCACGGCAGTTCCGCACCTCCTAAACCTCGAGGTGCCCCAGGATCGATACCCGCCTTCAACAGCGTCGAAATCAGATCTGGGTAGAAAACCCCAACGGCCCGCTTCATCGTGCGGAGTCTAGATTGTCGGTGCTTGCCCTCCGGTAAGTTGGAGAGAGAGGCCGTGCAATCAGGACCTATCCGCAGCGCCAAAGGAAGGCCACTGGGCTTTGGCAGGAGTATCTTAGAAGGGATATCCCCCAAGAAACGTGCCTGAACTGAGACTTTCTCTACCATCCTAACGGGCTTATCTAATTCCGGAAAATCTTCCGGTTTCAGAGACACCGTTTTGTCAAGTAGAAAAGAGGTCTCAGCGAAGACACCTCCTACCTCGGATACGAAAGACTTCGGCAGGGAAGGCTCATAGCCAACCTCTTTAAGTCGGGCTTCGTACCGATCTACCACGGATCGCTTAACGCATCCAATCAGATCATCGCCGCATATCCTGAACTTCCTTTCTGCTACGCGAATGGCATGCGGAACACCATCTCCTGGTGACAACGCCTCAGCCGCGCAGAAGAAGTTCACGATGTTGAGAAGTGACCAAGTCAAAGGGTTACCCATTAATATACCACGTCGCTGTACGAATCCGTCTATCCCGTACTTACGTGCGTCAACATAATGGGGCCCTAAGGCAAGGTGCGCGATGTGCACGGCTTGCTGTCCAAAGCCCCACTGGAGGAGTATCTCCTCCAAGACGGCGATGTGAACATCTTGCCGGCAAAGGTCGGTCGCTGAAGTCAAGTCGGAGGAATACACCACATCTCCCTCCTCCCAGGCCGCAACGACCTCCTTAATTGCGCGAGACTTCTCACCAAGCATCACAGGCGCTGTTACTTTCCATTGTCGGAGTGATTGGAACAGGAACTGCCTGAGGTGCTGTGCGGCGATGATCTCGGGAGTCGAATGCGCAGTCACTGGTCTCACCTTAAAGCCTAACTCCTGAATTGCCGCAAGGCGTACAGGAGGATAGGAAGACTCTTCACCATCGTTTAATGGGTAAGGGCCGGCAGCGGTAAACGCTGATGCGAGCCAACCTACTTTACGTATTGAAGAGACCAGAGACAAGAGGGGCGTATATGCCAATCGGGATTTGTTATCCCCCGCAGAGCCGATCCCATCTCGTAAGGGTCCGATGAACGTGGATAAGCGTTCGTCGGGGATCCCTTTAAGATCGGGCTCATGTTCAGGTACAGGTAGTGCATTGCACTCCGCCTCCTGACCACCATTCTTCAGTGAAGAAGAGTATGAAGCAGATGGTGAAACATGAGGCTCAGGCACTGGTATACTGTTTGGTTGGTGAGTATACGCCCAGTGTCGAGCATAGGCTCGTAGGCGCAAAAGAACATGCGGTTGAGTAGACCCAATGTCCTCCTGCATGGCAGACGCATAGTCACGAATCCTCTCCATGACTGTGGTCGCGTCTGCCTTCGGAAGTGCTCTTGCGAGCCTTCCGAGTTGGCACAGCCCCTCGCGCGTAAGCTTCCCAAACCAGTCTTCAGAGAGTTTAGAGAACGATTGAACTGTCCTCTCGGAGCTCAAACATGTCACTCTTGCCCAAAGGGATAAACCCTTTAGGTCAGAAATTACCGACTTGAGCCCCCGAGCACGTAGATTCGTACAAACCCAAACGAAGGCCCGAGAGATATATGGGCCTCTGTCTGGATCTATCAGAAGCATCGTGGCGAGTATGGCATCCATGATGTCACCCGCGTAGGACATTCGTTTCGTTTCATCCTTCGAACAAACTGCAAAGGAGACCGTCGACCAAGGTATGATACCCTGATCAAGACCGATCAGAATCAGCCTTAACAGACTAGGCCGGATACTAAGACCACGGCATAGGCCTGCAAGTTCGCGAATTCTTTTCGGAACACAGTGGGCTCGGTCCATGGAGTTTCTCCATGGACCTACAGCCGGGGTGTTAGCCCGACCGCTCCCCCCTCCCGG